TCAAGACAATAGTTGTTCAAACCATGTCTAAATTAATTTTATACGTTTATATTCTAGTCGTAAATCCCTAAAGCCATTTATCCATGTATTACGTTTTTCCACAAAGATTAATGGGTCTTCTTCATCTACCGCAATTAAAATTACTATTTGAGGTACAGGAATCTTTGTCATTTCCTCAAAAGCAACGGCATATGCAGAACACTGCATAAAGTAGTCGTGAATATTATCCCTTTGTTTAATCCTTTTAGATGTTTTAAAATCTATAACAGACATTTTACCATTATATTCTGCAATACAGTCTACTGTACCAGCAACTTCTAAATGATCAGAAAATAACGATTGTTCCAACGCATATATGTTGTTTATATTATGTAGTATAGGTTTAAACTTATTCCACATCTCTATATCAAACATATCTGGATTTACAGACTCGTTCAATAGATATTTTTCAGCCAAGGAATGAATTCGAGTACCACGTCTTGCAGCAGTACTCGAAATTCTATTAGCTTCTTCCTCACCTACTCGCTTTCGCCATGCTATAATAGATTGTTTTTTAAGCAATCCTGTAACAGTAGTAACTGATGGATATTTGTTACCTGTAGGTGTTTGATATACCCTAGTACCGTCCTCATTTGTAACACGGCTGAGCTTTGGTAGCTCGCATCCTATATGATTAAACATTAAATAAATTTAGTTAAGTCTGGGGGTGTCCATCCCTCTGGTTTTAAAATTTTACCATCCTCGCGTCGAATAACTTTACCCGTCTTCGCATCAATCTTCCAAAGGTTCGATGTTGTAACTTCATTCCATGCACCTCGTACATCATATCCTTTCATATGGCAATAACCTAGAGTAACCCAGATTAAATCCATACAAGCATCAAGCTGTTCGACCTTATCATTATTTTGATATGCTTCTAAAAACTCATTAAATTCTTCATTTATGAGTTTGTGATATAAGGTAGCATTTTCCTCACTAGGTTTTTGATCACATGCTGATTGAAATACTTGTACATCTAAAGCCATATTCATAATTATATTTTCCTTAAGTTAGAACTTCTATATTGTGCTCGTAATGTTTTTTACGATCTTCAAGTCCTATTGTACCACCATTTATCTTTTTTGTCATTGCGAGAACATCCTTTTTATCGGCGATAGCATTAAGTTTGTTCTTTTGCCAAAACCAACAAGCAGATTCTATAGCACCATCCATTGTTGCACAATAGGTAATGGCATCTTCCAGGGTCAATCCTATCGAATTGGCAAATGCCTGATAGTTTAGTTTACCTGTAAGTTGAATGGCCCCGCGGCCACGGTGTGCCCAGCCATCGCCAGACTCCTCGGGTCCATTCCCCATACGATTCGCATAAATTTTATTTGCAATCTTTTCAGGCTTACGCTCATACTGTTTTGCCAAAGCTTCATTAGGGAAATACTTTTTAAATAGCCCCAACAACCCCTTTGCACCATAATTTAAATTTTCTTGAAGGACCGTAAAGTCCAAAGACTCATGACCACATTGTGCTAAAAATGCAGCAACTCTTTCTACAGTTGTAATCTCGTATTTAGGCAATACCTTTTCTAAAGATTCAAATAGATCGCGCGGATTTTTGTTTCTTGATAAACACTTCTTTAATTTTTCTTCTGTAAAATCGAATTCAAAACTCATAGTTTCTCCTTATAGTTATTATACCAGTTCATACTGGGTTTCGTATTTTAACCTTGCTAATATATATTCCTTTACTATAGCAGATCTAACTATATCATCAACTCCAAATTCGAATGTTTTAAAACTTGGCATCATGTCAGCAATGACCATAAATTTTTTCAATCCCGACATATCGCTTTTCTTGTATAAATCTGTTTGTCTAAAATCACCGCAAAATATAATTTTGGATCTAACACCCACTCTAGTCATTATGGAATTCAATTCCATATCGGTCATGTTTTGACATTCGTCAACTAAAATTATAGAATTGCTCAAAGTTATTCCTCTAACAAAAGATGTAATCATAAATTGAACTGCTTTTTGTTCACTCAATCTTTGGAATGCATCTGTTCTATCAAATAGATCCTTGCAAATTTCTACATATGGTTCAGTATATACTTCTGTTTTTTCTTTTTCGTCTCCAGGTAAATGTCCTATATCTCTGCTAGGTACTGCTGACCTAACTATTACTACTCTTTGATACTGATTCTGTTTGTTTAATACTTCCTCTAATGCGTGATATAATGCTATGTAAGTTTTGCCTGTTCCTGCAACACCATGTAATAACATAACTTTTGCTTTATCGTATGAATCAAAGAATCCTTTCTGATTATCTGTTAATGGCTTAATTGTTTTCATATCATCTAGACATAGTTTCAGTTTATTATTAGCTAATGTTAACTGAGGGGTTTGACTAGATTGTGTTTGAACACTTGTTCTTGTTTTTGCCATGAATTGTCCTCTTAGAATAGTAAGTAAGGAGGCAACGCTATGTGTTGACCTCCCGAGTTAAAGAAAGATAACTTATCATATATTAGCTTCTGCTCAATTTGTTTTTAAGGTCAGCCTGACGTCCATTGTTAGACCCAACCCTAGACAACACTTCTCGAAACCCATCATCCACGGTTCTGATGCCAAGACGAACAGGGTCGCCAAACGCAGGCATAGCGGTATGATGGGATTCGTATTTGGGGGATTTGCAAGAAGGACACTCTTGCGATTCTCGTTTAGAGATAGAACACATAACTGAAAATATTTCATCGCAGTTAGAACATTTAAAATCATAAAATGGCATTAATTAACTCCTGATACATTATATATTATACCTTGCTGTTAGTAATACCAAATAGGTACTTCCCGTTTTTTCCAATTTGCTAGATGCTGTTTAGCACCTATATAGTAGTTTTTGTAAGAACTTATTGAGGATGGCACAATAAATTGAGTGGGCATAGCTGGAGTAGGTTCCGACCAACCATCATTTCCAATATTTTTAGGAATATTTTTTAGCAAAACATAGCATAATCCGTCTCGCTCTACCTTATGTGTTTTACCATAGCGATAAGTGTATTCTTCACACAATGTAACCAGCATATTAGATAGCCAAAGATAATTCTCGGTTGATTGTCTTACCCATATAGCAGAGGGATGATTGGCATGAGTGGATTTATATAGTTTAGAATCTAAATCAGATTCTAATTTCCACCTACGAATTTTTCTGCCAGCTGCTGTTAGTTCTGTAACCTCGTATCCATCAAGAACTCTGTGTGCGGTAGAAAGTAGTTGCGCATATTCAAGAATCATTTTAACAACATGCTTATCGTTATGTTGTTTTGCGCATTCTACTGGGTCATTATGTAAATAAAATATGTTCATAGTGTTTCTATAGATTTCAATATTTCTTGTATAGTATTTTTAGTTTTAATAGAAAAAACGCCAGACGATTTTGCTTCGACTAGCGCTTTTATAACTGTTAAAGGTTCGTAATCTTCTAAGGTTTTTTCAGTTACCTTTTCTGTAAGATTACCAAAGATATTTAAAGATATGATTGTCAAAAATATCTGCTCCTCTGTATAAAGAGGAATTTTGTAACCTCGATAATATGTTCGTCTCTCAGGAAACTTGTAAATTTTTGCGGGCATATGATTAACCTCATTCCCGTTTATTTATAATTATTTGATAGATTTACTAGATTCTGCTTTATCTTTATCTTCACGTAATTCTATAAATACAGGAAGGAATAAACTCTCAACTCCTGATCGATCTTTAATACGAGCATTATACTTAACAGTTATAATTTTACCAATAACTTTTCTGGTATACTCATCTCGTTGTTCATCAGAATACCCGGATCCAACATTTACTCGTATTACGCCGTCACTTGATTCACAAACCAATGCACCTAAGCGACCTACATTCTTACCCGTGCCTTCTTCCCAATCTACAACTTTAAGCTCGCATTCAAGCTCGCCTTTAAACTTAATTTGAGTCTTAGAACGCTTGTCTTCCCAAATACCATCTTTGGATTTTAAGATTGTTCCTTCTTGCCCCTCGGCTAGAAACTTTTCGAATATTTTCTGAGCAGTAGCAATATCGTTTACCTGTTTATTCCACACAAGATCAATATAGTGACCTATCTGTCCTTTTTGTCCTCTCATATATGAGATAGCCTTACTTAATTTTTCTATCCTTGTACTATAAATTTCCTTATCGATACCTTGTGAGAATTTTTCAAATGTAATAGCATCCCAAATAGTAGCTCTTACATTGGTTGCTTCTTCTTCGCCCATTGTACCTTTGATAGATTTGGATAAAATACCATTGCCTGTTTGTCTGTTAACAGGTTTGCCTGTGGCGTCTACAACCAGCAACTCGCCATCAAAAACCATATCTTCACCATAGAATTTTGCCATGGTAATAAATGGTATATCAAATACTTTATTAGGAATAGTTAATTCTTTGCCGTTGCGAGATCTATATTCTACTACTTCGCCCTTGACGATTGCGTTGAATCGCATTCCGTCGAGTTTAAGTTGGACATATGCGGGGAATTGGATTTTGTCGACAAGCTTTTGGTCGTATCCAGAAGCCAACATAACTGGGTATTCTGATG